AGCGCCGCCGTTGCTTTACGCAATTTTTGTGTGGCGGTTGCTGTGCTGTTTATATCCCGCTTAACTTTTTTGAATGTTTCTTTTGTCTTATTGTCGGCGGTGATCTTTACTCTTGTTTCAGTCACTGGCATTTTGTTCAAGCCTCGCCTCTATTGTATCCATCGCCTCAATATATGTGTTGGGTTGATTAAGTAACCCGCCGCCATACGGTAATACACCGTTTTTATAATGGCGGTACAACCGGATAAACATGTCCGATTGTTTCGTGATTATTGGAAGTAAACATACTTTACTTTCGATAACCCCTTTTATTTCCCACTGAAAAAACCCAGCGGGATTCGTGTCATCACAATGTTTGTGTTTGCATGTATCGCACCTGTAACGGCCTGTTGTATCTTGACCAACTTCAAGTGCGATTATTAGTTTTTTGAGTCGTCCTCGCTTAAACTGCTAAGGCGAATAATTTCAGAAAACAATTCTGTTAACACGCCAACAGGCAAGCGACCAAAATTCAAACGGGAAAACTTTATAGCCTTTCCCTCCGCATCATGTAAGTTGTCCCAATTAACTAAACCATAACGCAACGTATTTTTCATGGTACGTTCCGAAAAGGACATCAACCCATCTTGGTCAATGTTACCGTCCGCCATAACGCCCATGTATTGTTGACCGTCCATTGGTTTTAATTTAAACCGTGTCGGATTTTCATCCTCGCGGTCATCTTCAACAATATATTCGACTTCTGTGATCGGTGCACTTGCCGTTATTGCCATGATATATGTTCCTTTATTTATGTACTGTTAAGTAAATGCGATAGATGCTTCATCGTCCGTTGTTGCTTCAGCAGCGGCATATGTTAAGTCTAACGTACGTATACCGTCACGATCTCCGGGTGCTATATCCCTGTAGTATATTGCCGGATGTGCGATGTTGATAATATTACCCGCTGTTCCACCAATAGCGCCAGATGCTAACGCCGCAGAAACACCGGCCCGGAAATCCGCGTCAAATGGTTCGGTTGCCACTAACTGGTGTTCAGGATCAAGTGAACCATTAACGTCGCGTTTGATAATACGCACTTCACCAAAACCGTCAGCCGCTGCTGGGTTAGGTGGCATTGCCAATTCATTACCCATATCAAATGTCCACGCACCAATGATTTGACCATAACCACCAACAGCAAAAGAAGCGTTGATGAATGGTGCTGGTATTACTGAATCATATGTTGGCGAAGGTAACGTCACATCCGTAATGGCGGATACATGACCAGTCATTGTGAAACTTGCTTTCGGTATGGCGCCAACTTCCATATTGAACGTTACGTTACCACGACAACCAGTTAACTTCATCAACGTGCCGTCTTGGTAATAATAAATCGTTACAGACTTATGACCAGTTGACGCTGGTGTATATGTAACAGATGTAATTGCAACAACCGTTTCCAACATACCACAGGCTTCTAGTAAATCCGCCATCTCTGGTGGTGTACCAGCAGCGCCAGAACCCTTCATTTCCATATCAAACGTTAATGTACGTAACATACCACCATACACATGCTGCAGCTGACCAATGCTGGCACGTACCGCAGGACGTTCATTCATACGTAAACCCTCGTTCGCCCACGATGGGTTTTCAACCAGCACCGCATCTGTTCCCGCAACTGGGACTGGGTCAAGATTATATGTCACTTCTTCTTTTACTAAAATAACTTCGCGATTAATGATCATTTCTTATCACTCCCAGTTTCTTCCTTCACAGGTTTCCCAGCTTTTTCTGCCGGTGCTGATTGTTCCTTGGCACCACCATGCTGAACCTCTATTTTTTTACGTTCACGTTTTTGTTTATCTTTGGCCATGATGTTGCCCTCTTAATCAAAGTTCGCCCAGTTAGAACGATATTTCACTTCATATGTTAAACGTTGTTGTGCAATTGGACGATCACCGTCAGCACTAACTATTGGGCGCTCTGTTTTAACAGCGCCAACATATTTAACAGTTCCCGGTAAGCCTAACGTATAGTCCACCATCAAAGCAGCGTGCACCTCACCGCGTATCGTATTCAATTCCGTAATAACTGTGTCCCGATCGTTACGTGCTAGGATATCGATATCTACAGTTAATACCCAATCAATAAAATTCTGGGTAAGTTCGTGTTCAACTATATCCTCACCCTCATTAATAACAATAAATGGGAGGGTACTTTGTTCAATGCCGTAGGCCTGTTCACGTTGAACATTCGCGCCCGTGGTGGTCAAACCTGTTAACGCTGATTCGATAGCCGCTAAAATATCTTCGGTGCGCATTAATTAGGTGCCTCTAAAATAATTAAAACCATCCCTGTTCCGTCTGGTTGTTTACCCGCCACTCTATATTCTTTGTCGTTAATACGTAGCGTGTTATCCCGTACAATGTTTGGCACCGACGCTAAATCAACGAGGAACGTTGGTTTAATTGTTTCGACACCATTAACCAGAACAAACTGGTCTTCAAATATACCGTCTACCGATTTAGTTTTATAAATCGCAGTTGTAGCATGTTCCTCTGAATCTAGGAATGCACTGAAATCTTCTTCAAACGGCATATTTCAAAACCCTCATAATATTGGCAGGGGGGTTACCCCCCCCCGCCGATATTAATTACGCTACAGTACCAAGACCAACATTCAACTTGACAAGAATGCTTTCGCCTGTTGTGGCACCTTTCGCTTCCATGGCAACGCATGCACGTGACACATCGCCGGTTGCTGGTGTGGATGCATTATCATCGAATTTACTCGCTGACGCATCCCATGTAACTTCCTCACCTTGGGCGATTACAGCCGCATCAACCTTGGCCAGATTAAATACACCGTCTAAAGCAACAACAACAACATCACCAGAAACACCGGACGATAAATATACGCCGACCATACTACCTAGGACAACAACATCACCGGCAGCAACTGTGCCGGAAAGTGTTACGTTAATAACATTACCTTCGCCAGAATAATTCTTAGACATTTTCTTTCTCCTATGGGCTTTAATCCCATGTTTGATTTTAAGTGTGGCACGACGTTAAGCCGTACCACGATTTATTCCGGTGTTAGTTATGCACCAGGATTCTTATAACCACCACGGAAGTCGTTACCAGTAGTGCCGTAGTCTAAACGAACTTTCCACTGTGTCCCGTCAACAGTGAACCCTTGTTGTGATTCTAGGTACGGCGTTTGATTACCGTCTAAGAATGCAATTTCCAAAGTAGGTACTTCAGAAGGGTTAGCAAATAAGTACCATTCCGTTGCGTCTAAACGTGGGTCAGCAATGACCTTGAAAGCACGGCGGAAGATATTTGGTTTACGACTGTTTGCCTGTGATGGGTCGGTTTCTGATGCCATTAATGTATTAATGGTATCTTCTAATTCAACACCGCAAACAATAATGGTTGGACGGATATCCAGATAATCATTTGAATCTGGATCCATTTGTTTACGCATTGCGGTACGTGCCGCACCTAACGTAACGATAGTTGGCGCCGCACCAGATGCTGCAAGGTTGTTGTGATCTGCATGGAATAAAGCAGTGCCATCAAACAACGCTGCGTTATCGGTAATAATACCGTACACATCGTTTCCAACAGTACGTGCTGCTGCACGACCCATCATACCAGCAATACGCATGAAACCGTTTAAATCATCGTTAATGATCATTTGACGAGTTAACGAAATCATTTTGCCTTTTGTTTGCGCTTGAATAGTTTCTTTTTCTTCACCGAATGAACCTGAAGTATACTCACCACCTTCAGGGATTACATCTAATGAATTAAAAGAACCTAAACGAATGCGGCTGTTTTGTTTAAAGTCCGGCACGCTTGATACATACGCAATGTCACGCCATGTTTCGTCGAACTCACCATACGCACGCTGTAATTCTTTGCCTAAACTGTTTTCTAACAGATAAGGGAAGTCGCTGGACGTATGTGTAAATGCCGCACCAACGATACGCATCTTGTCCATACCTGTCATTGAGATACCACTTAACTTCAATGAAGCCTTAGCAATATCCAATAATGTATGACCACGGAATTCATTACCGCCTTTATCTTCTGTAGTACCCATACGGATCGCAATCGCTTCAGAAACACCAGAACGGAACTTGTCACGTTGGTCGGCCTGCATTTCAATATGCACATCCTTACCTGTTGGCGTTGCTTTTGCTTTCTTACCGATTGCCGTAAGCAAAAGTTCACGCGCTGCGTCAACCGTTACTTCTTGGTTCGCAAGGCATTCATCCAATTGCACACGGAAATCATCACCGTGTGCAGAGAACACACTACGGATTGACGTTTGGCGCGAACCTTCTTTTGCTAATGCTTCGTCAGCAGCTTTCTGGGCAATGACTTTAGCTTTATCTTCTGCTTCGGCTTTTGCTTTTGCTTCGGCAGCTTTCTTTTCATCTTCTGTTAATGGCATGATCGTATCCACCTTTGTTGAGCCAGCCACCGCTGACGTATTTTCAATAGCAGGCCTTTCAACCTGTGGTTTTTTTCCAATGTAATGTGCAAGTACATGCATCGGTACATTGTCAAACTTGTTCAGGTCAAAATTGGCTGCTACATCAATCTCACCTGTAATTTCATCTATGAATCCAAAGTCTAATGCTTCTTCGGCGTTCATCCATGTTTCTTCATTCAATAAATCAGTGACGGTTGCTATGTCTATCCCTGTGCGCCCGGCGTATGTGTTGATCATGTTGTCGGCCATCTTATCGATGATGTCCGCCGTTTTACGCAAGTCTTTTGCTTCACCAAAAGTTCCGCCCTGCGGGTTATGTACCATCATCAAACCGTTCGCTGCCATATTAATATGATCACCAGCCATAGCAATTAAAGAACCCATGGAAAACGCTGCGCCATCAATGTGTACAACAACACGTGCCGCGTGATTCTTTAGAACGTTGTATATCGCTGTGCCATCGATAACAGAACCGCCTGGACTGTTGATATGTAAGTTAATTAACTTAACATCACCCAGTGCGCGAATATCCGTTACAAATGATTGCGCGGTAACACCCCAGTATCCAATCTCTTCATAAATATTAACGTCAGCAGTTTGTGCGCCTTTGGCTTGGATTGAATACCATGATTTATTCTTCGCCTGTGTTTTCTTCTTCGCCATTGGGAGCCTCCGATTGTTCTTCTGGCATTAAACCGTTTTCTTTTTCTTCCTTCATTTCTTCCACACGTTTTTTCATTACTTCTTCCGGGTCACCCCCACGGCGACGAATCACCTGTGCTTTGGCCGCAATACCTGTTGCCAATTCTTTTTCGATACCCGCCATTTCTTTCGCTGGGTCAATCCATGTCAATGGTGGTCGCGTAAATTCGACGTTATATAATGTACTTTCGTCTATATCTGTCAAATCTTCAAGTAAACCCTGTGTAATAACCATTTTTAAAAATGTTTCGTATATTGGTAAGCACTGACGCTTAGTCCAGTAGCTCCACAAAATACCATAATTCAT